CATAGCGGCTTGATCCCCTCCGCTACATCAGAACCTCCCAAGATTTGCACAGAAGGGGAGGTTTTGTTGTCTTTGCCGATACCCAACCTAACAGGATTATGGAGCAAAAAACGATTGTATGTTTTTGTTCACACTGCCTTGAAATAAGACGACAACAAGCAAGATTAAGAGAGTTGAATAAGCGCAAAAAAGTCGCTAAATTATCTGTGTAATTTACTCATCATGGAAGTAAGTTATTAAACACGCAGTGGGATGCGATGTTAGTCAGAACCCCTTAACGGTTAGAGGCGTTAGGGGGTTTTGCTTTTTCTCCCAATGTTTTACAAGTATTTCCAACTCTTTAATTCTGGCTTTAGCTCTGGCTATCTGTTCCTCCATCCGTTTGGATTCCTTTTAGTTGCTATCAGCGTAGCTTGCTCCCGTTCCAATGCATTTAAGCGATGAAATATTTCACGAATATCAGATTGTCTTTTATTCGTTCTATTAGATAAAACCATTAATAACGCAGACATGGTTGCCCCAACGAGTGCTGCTAATAGTTCTTGAGGCATTTTTATCCTTTTGGAGTAATCTTAGACTATTGTTTCTATTTTTCTATGCCTGAACCCAAGCCAGAAAAGAAAAACCCGTTACAAAAACTCAAAGACGGGTTAGAGGATAAGGAAGAGCAGTTACAAGTTTTATCTACATTCGTAAGATTGGGAGTCGTCGTTTGGAGTGGGTTTATTTTAACTTTAAACTATGTAGAATTGCCTGGTTTAGGTAAACAAGAAAGGATTGATCCGACTTTCATAGCAAGCGTTTTCACCGGAGCATTAGCGAGTTTTGGATTGGAAACTGCTAAGAAAAGAGGTGATGGAACTTACAAGGCTGATGAAGAAAAAAGGAAAGCCGAAGCAGAAGGTTTCAATAATGGAGTTCCTTACACGATTATCAAAGTTGAAACTCCAATTAAACTCGTACCAGATAAACCAAAAATTGATCCTGTTTCAGGAAAAGAAATCGATCCTCAAAGTGGGAGGTTGACATAATGGTAGAAGACCTTTCTATTGATGCGAGGCAGGAAACTCGTATCGTTTGCACAGAGATGAAACTCAAACGAGCAGAAGAAAAGATAGGTGATTTAGAGGATAGGGTTAGGCAATTAGAGAAAAGAGTATTCCAAGCTGCCGCAGTTGTTAGTGCAGGTTTGGCATTATTAGGATTACTAGCACAAATTAGTAAGGCTTACTTATGAAGAAGCTATTCTTGCTGCTATTTTTAGCAGCCCCATCTGCTTACGCAGATATGACGCATAACATCACAACAAGTACTCAGCTTTCAGTTAATGGAGCTTATACAGATGCAAATCGTATAGGCAGTACTTACGCAGTTTCAGGTTCCAATATCAAAGTTGCAACTGATAATCACTTTGGAAAACTAACTGCTGGTACTGCTACTACAGCAGCAACTCTTGATGTTGGAGCGTACGACATAAATACAACGGGTGCTGCTTTTTCGTTCTCGGAATCATGGAATCAAGGAGATCCCCCTGCTGCTATGGGATCTGGAGTTGATGTTACAAGTGGAGTTGTAGCTGATATGCCAGCTTACGGAGAAACATTAACGATGTCTGGCGGTGTAGCAGGTAGCTTGGCAGGCACTATTACCAGTGCTGGAGTGGTTACTCTTACCGCTGGAGGCGCAAACACCAGTGCCGTTGGCTCAGTAGTAACCAGCGTGACGGTGAAGTAATGCACGTTCCAATCGTTATTTGCTCAATATTTGTTGTGGGATTATTGATCTTCAATTTGATCATGTGGAAGCACTACATGGATATACACAAATGAAGCGTTATTTGTCGTTGTTGCTAATATTAAATACCCCTCAGATCCTAGCTGTGCCAGTCGTTCCCAACTTTTCTAGTGGAACAATGAGCGCAGTCACACGCACCACTCAAAATGTTACTGAAACTATTGTCTCTAGTGATTTCAACACTGGGCATACTTATTCGATCAATGGAACGAATTTGTCTATTGATGGTACGACCCTTTCACCTTCGCCAGCAGAAACGAACCAAACGATTAACGGAGTAAGTTATACATGGACAGGTGCAGATCTAAGCGACAAACCCAACGTCACGATTGCCAATCCAGGTCAAGCGTTTCAATACGCAGAAAGTTACATTGGCCCTGGTTTGTCCAACATGACAACAATCAATCGAACAACAGTCTTAGAAAGTGTTACCGAAACTACTTCAGTCTTCTCGCAATAATATTATTTAGTGGGTCAAATGCGTTAGCTAATACTTCACAAACTGCGGCTCCAGTAGCTAATACATCAGCATCGCTAACTAATATGGCGATCCAGACTTTACAGGGAAATTTAATACAAAATCAGTACGGAGGAGGAGTCGTTTGTCAGGGTCCAATGCTTACATTTTCTCCCTTTGTGACTGACTCACATTCCTTCTCTAAACCAAAAGAATACTGGTACGATTCTCCAGTCTACAGCGAGGAAGGAGATGTTTTATATCATCAAAGAACACGTACAGGACAGAAGGATAATTTCTCACTTAATCTCGGAGCAAGTTTAACTTTTTCAATGCCACTTGATAAAAGATTTCAAGAGCGATGTTTAAAAAATGCAAGGTTACAAGGAGAACATCAAGAGCAATTAATAGAAAATAAGAAACTAGATTGGCACATTGCAAGACTGAGGGAATGTGGAAAATTAAAGTTAAGCGGAATTGAATTTGCCAAAGATTCTCCTTACTTTAATCTCTGTGAAGATGTTGTTGTTAAACCTAAAATGGGTCAGGTCTTACCACATAGGCACGTTATTTCTTCTCCTTCACAGGAGGTAAACCCCGTTTCTCCCGATAAGAAGTAGTTCTTCTTTCTGATAAGTTGGGTCGTTTTACTTTTTTACCTAATATCTTTTTCACTCTATTTATTATCTGTTTAATTATTGGTTTGACTGCCTTCAAAAGCAGTGGTGTACTCAATGCAGCGGTTGTAGCGACTAGAGTAATTCCTCCCGTTTTCACCACCTGGGGAACCGTGGGTATCGCATCAATTATCTGTTGTTGAACATTTAATTTTTTATATCTAGTTACACAACGGTTTCCGACCAATTCATACTTAATAATCTGTTTAGCACCTTCTTCTACTTTTGTCCCAACTTCAGGCGCACCATCAGGAGGACAA